TATCGATACTCGTATGAGTGGTGGCGCTCACATACCGATGAGGGCTGGCGATGTGCTTACGATACGCTTCTACGCTAAAGATAGCTTGGCTGGTATTGACGTTGCCCTATATCCTACGTCTGTTTACGGCTATGTGACGGCACACCGCGAGAACTGCTCTAATGCAGAGCTAATTGACAACCCAGTAACAGGATTCCTTTACCAATTTGACCATAACCAATGAGCTGCTTACCAAATACACCTATCGCGCCTAATCTCTTAAGCGCAACAAACTCAACTGATCTCGGCTGGATCGACCTAACCAGCGTATCAACAAGCGCTTTGTCGCAATACTATCCTGTCTCTACAACGGTTATCACGTTTGAAGGTACAGCGAACACGACTAACCAGCACATGATCTTGCGGCAGCTTGAAGTTGAAGAGACTGCCAGCAGCAGCGCCAATATCAAGAAAGCTCCGCTGCATGTTTACCTATACACGAACAGCAGTCCGGGCGCTCCTACTGCGGGGGCAGTATATAACGGCAGCGTGACTAATCTGATCGCTGTTGTACCAGTAGCACAGGCGGACTACGTGCGTGTATCAGATACGGTCTGGGTAGCTCGCGTTAATCCTGCTCGCTACTTTCGTACAGGTATTGGCTCAACGGCTGGCTTTTTGTACGGCGTGGTAATCTCTAACGATGCGAGCACGTTAACCTATGCAGCATCGGCAGCGATTCGAGTTAAGGTAATCACGGAAGCAGGCACAGCACTATGATAGATGTTGAGGAACTAATACAGCAGCTAACGGTCATAGCATACGATGACATCCCGCCGGTGCGTAGATATCAGATACTACATGTTATCGCATATCTAGAGAGCTGGGCAAAAGAACACCATGTAAAGGCCAATTGATGGGCAACAAACCAGTTCGGCTAACTGACGAAGAATACGAAGCGGTTGCAGCAATGCGGGCCGCTAGGTTGAAAGCACACAAAAACAACACGCCAAACTACCAGAGCGGTATTGCTAGGGCTGAAAACATCGATTCAATACCAGCAGAGCGCGGCGTAGTATTTGGCGAAGATGTGCAGAGCGTTGAGCCGCTTGCGGGTGAGCTACGCGAGGATCAGATAACAGACTTATCGCTAGCCAATAAGATAGGCGTAATATCAGATGCTCACTGGCCTTTTCACGATCTGCGTAGAGAGCCAGACGGATCGTACAGTGGTGCTTATTTGACTGCTATCGAATGGCTGCGTAACTGCGGTGTTGATACGCTGCTTTTAAATGGCGACATGATGGACTGCTACAACCTATCCTCGCATGAAAAGGTAGAGAACAACAGGTCTTGGAAATGGGAACTGGACGCTGCTCGTACTATGGTCAAGCATTTACGTGATTTCTTCGGCGATAAGGTGCGTATAATCTATCGCGAGGGTAATCACGAGGAACGGCTCAAGCGTTACCTAGCACAGAAGGCCAAAGAGTTAGAAGGCACGATTGTATTAGAAGAGATGCTGGGCTTGAATGAGCAGGGCATAGAATGGGTGGACGAGCGGGCAAAGGTGAAAGCCGGCAAGCTATGGATAGATCACGGTCATGAGTGGTTCGGAGGTGGTGGAGTTAATCCAGCACGTAACTACCGCATGAAGGCAGTAGACAATGTGATGGTAGGGCACGTACATAAAACGTCCACAGACCTATTCCGCAGGCCTCTAGACGGGACTTTCATAGCAGGGTGGTCTGTTGGGTGCTTGTGCGATCTAAACCCGCGCTATGCGCCTAGAAACAACTGGAATCACGGCGTAGCATTGGTAGAGTTGGAAGCGCAGGGTAATTTTACCGTTCACAACAAAGTAATCCTGCAAGGGGTAGTCCGATGACGCCAACATCTTTCAAGCTCGGCGGCAATACTTGGCGCGTTAAGCTGCAAAAGGCGATTGTCGTGGTTACGCCTGCTGGCGAAGTGCAGCACTTGTACGGCGAATGCAACATAGATACCTACACGATCAGGATTGCTAGGACTGTTGAGGGCAAGCCGTGCACAGCCGATACGATGACGCAGACGTTTATTCATGAATTCATACACGCGGCACTTTATACGATAGGGAGAAAATTTGATGATGAAGAACTTGTTGTTGGCCTTGAAAACATGGTCTGGCAATATCTCAAAACAGCTAAACACTCCAAAGCAGGAGCAGCCAAGCGAGTACAGTTGGATGCAGATCGCGCAAAAGGAGCTAGGGCAGGCAGAGGTAGCAGGCGCAAAGCATAACAAGCGCATCGTTGAGTACCATCAGCGCACGACTTTGAAGGCAAAGGATGACGAGACGCCTTGGTGTTCGTCATTTGTCAACTGGTGCGTAGGCAATGCTGGATATAGCGTGACTGGATCAGCGGCAGCGAAATCGTGGGCTAAATATGGGCAGTCATGCAAGCCGCATGAAGGGTGCATTGTAGTGATGACGCGTACCGGCGGCGGTCATGTGGGCTTTTATGTGCGCGAGACGGCCAAATACGTGTATGTTTTAGGTGGCAACCAGTCAAACAAGGTAAGCGTTGCGGGATTTGACAAGGGGCGGATCATTGCATACCGATTGCCTAGCGAGCTTAACGTGCAAGATGCTATGGTATACGACGCCAAAGTGTAGAAAAAAGCCCGATATTTCGACATATCCGAGAAAAGGTGCAATTTTTTTTGCACTTTTTTTCATTTGCCTATTGTGTAAACGAAATGTTTACATATATTTGTGACGTAATCAATTACTCACTTAACAAGGGCACGGCAATGAACACAATCAACGTAAACGTAAAAGGCCAGCACATCAGCATGGTAGTTCTATCGCAGAAGGAAGCATCGGCAAATACAGCGGCTCATATGGTAAGCAACAACTGGATGCCGGTACTATTCCAAGCAAAGCGTCCAAATGGCAAGAAGTGCCACTTGGTATTTCAAGCAGCAAAGACAGGCGAATATATCAGCATCTCAGAAATGGCATTTTAACAAACCACGGGGCGCAGCATCCTACACTGCAATCATTCACTTTTCACAAGGGTAGTATCATGAACATCGGCATTGAATTCACGACAACACGCAGCACAGACGGCAAGACGTACTGGCGCGTGGCTCCTTACTTAAGCGCATCGTATCGGCAGAAGCTGTATATCGTTGGCGTAGGCCTTATCGCTCTGCTTGCTATCACGCTGTCAGCATTGGCAGTAGCTGCAACACCTGATCCGATTATCAAGCCAGAGCAGACGGTTACTTTGTGGGGGGCAAGATGAGTAAAGAAAAAACAGGCGGTCATTGGAAGAACCGAAGAAGAGCAATCATAGGTATGCACGATACGTATAAACTTCAAATGGTTGTTGAGGATCAGATTATGTCTAAATCTTCGGAATGGATAACAGATAGATTGCCTACAAAACAAGAGGCAGTAAGTGGCAATGTTATATGTTGTCGATGGGGGCACATCAATCTACTGCAATGGTATAAGATCGAAGCGGGCGAACCGTGGATGCCAATTCCGAAACCAGATATGTATGTCAAACCGAAGCGGTGGACGGTCAAGTGGAATCCTATGATGCTATGTTGGTTTTTAGGAGAGGATGGGATAGCTCATTCTCCACTTCCAGCACTCAAAGCAGAGTATTTTCATGAGACGGCTCAACGCATTTGTGACATATACAATGAGGTGATGCCATGAGCATGACAAAGCGATATTTGCACCTGATTGAAGAACAAACAAAACGCACTAAACATACTTACGAATGGTGGGAAGATGAAGCACACTACGCAGCACAAGATGATCCGTTTAGATTTGGAGACACACAAAACCTTATCACAGGACGCAAAGAAGGACGGACGGAGCACGCAGAAGCAGCTTCAACATTGGTGCAAGATCTACATACGAACATTCATACAGGGGAAGAAAAATGATTTTCCGAGAGACCAAGCAGACATTCACGAGTAGCAGCGGCGCGGCATACAAGCTCGCCGATCTTATGAATCAAATGATGCACACGGACGACCCCGAAGTTGTGGCAATGTTTGAAGATGCGATAGAAGAAGCAGGCGAGAACTTCCGTGAGTATATTGTGCAGGCAATGGACATTGCGGCGAATCTCAAGATGTCAGCGGAGGCAATCAAGTTAGAGCAGGAACGCTTGCACAATCTGCGTAACGAGCGGATAACAAGGGCAGAACGGCTCGAGAACGCAGTTAAGCGCTATATGGAGATGGTAGATGTGAAGGAAGTGGTGACCGATCTCTACACGCTCAAGCTACGCAAGAACCCGCCAAAGGTCGAAATACTAGACGAAATCATGATAGCGAAAGAATATCTAGTAGAAAAGACTACGTATACAGCAGACAAGAAAGCAATAGCCGATGCGCTCAAGAATGGCGTACCGGTGGATGGAGCAAGGTTAATCAACACAACAAGGTTGGAGGTAAAATGAGCCAAGCAATTACAGCGACTAACACGGCGGTCGCAGCATCTATAAACGAGTCGCAGGCAGCAGCGTTGTTTGAGACGCTGGTAGTAAACGGCGATCTATCTGCAATGTCGCAGGAACAGCGCATCCAGTATTACAAACTCGTATGCGAGCGCGTGGGACTAGACCCATATCAAAAGCCCTTTGATCTTATCAAGCTATCAGGTAAGCTAACGCTGTACGCAAACAAGACATGCACGGCACAACTAACGTCCATTCGCGGTCTTCGCGTGGCTATCGTAGCTCGCGAGGTCATTGGCGATCAGTACGTAGTAACGGCACGATGCGAAACACCAACGGGCAGCTACTCCGAGGACATAGGAGCTGTCACGATTGGCGGTATGCGCGGCGATGCTGCGAGCAATGCGATGAAGAAGGCAGCAACGCAGGCAAAGCGACGCGCTATTTTGAGCGCCTGCGGTCTGGGTATGCTGGACGAAGAGGAAGTTGTGCAAGTACAAGGCGCAGAACGTATCGAATTGCCGCCTATAAAGCCCGCTACGACGTCAGAACAGGACGAAGCTATAACGGAGTGGCTATTGGCTATCGACGCCGCTACGGGGCCAGAAGAGCTAACTGCAATTGTTATGCAGATCAAGAGCGTAGACGAAGGCATCAAAGCACCGATCCGCGAATACGTAGCACGACGTGCCAAAGAGCTAGATTTGATTTGGAAGAACGGTGCATATACGGAGGTGCAGCGATGAAGATTTACATTGCATCTAGAGGCGAATATGAAGACAATGATACTATAGGCATTTACGACAACTGGCAATCTGCATACGATTCTGCAGCTTTGGATGATTGCTACGCTATTGAAATATGGCATTTAGAAACAAACAAATGCTGCGGATATTGCTGGATAACATACGTACCGGACGAAGGCCCATTTAGGTTTGAATATAGCCCAAAATACAGCCGTGATATTGATCCAACGGAGGAACAGCGATGAGAAACCTAAAAACATGGAAGCAACCCAGCGGGTTCTATTCGGTAGTCGATATTGACGCTGACTTTTGCGTAGCGGACTGCTTACCGACAAAGCAAGTTGCAAACGAGATCATGCGATTGCTGAATGATGCTTACGAAGACTGCGAAGAAAACAACCCAGCGCTAGTAATGCTGGAAAAACTAACATACAAACCAGACGAGGGGGCACAATAATGGGACTAAAATCATTCTTACGGCGCTGGCTCGGTATTGAGTCGGCACAAACGACGGTAAAAACGACGGCAGGCAGGGCATATCAGCAGCCGGTAATGGTAAAACGTATATCACCAGTTATACCATACGAGCAAAACAATAATTACAAACGTAGGACTAAATCAGTTGCAGAGTTCTACAACAAATGCGGAGGTTTTCATAATCTTTCTATAATTGAAGAAACGTATGGAGATTATTCGTCATGGTGTAGAATATCAACATCCGGTGTTGAATGGCGGTTTAGAGTGAAAGATTATCGTGTTAAATCAAATGGTCGATGCATGGGTTACAGCAAGTCTTTCTTGTCACGAGATCGCGCACAATCATTTCATCGGGCATTTATTGCTCACCACGAGCGCATGAAAGCAAAGGCCGCAAAGAGCGGTCTGAACTACAACTAACTAGCGGGGAAGAACCCCGTGATGTCGGTTGTGCAAAACCAATCGTAAGACTTTACTGATTGGGCTTGGAACAGGGGCTGCGGTTGGGAAGCCAAAGCCCCGATTTTAAAATCTAGGAGGGATTATGCACGATCAATACGACAATATGCCTATATCAGTTACTACAAGAACACCGATAAAAGAGGCATGGCAAGCAAGAAGGTTTGTACTACCAATATATACAAATGCTGTTTTGCAAAACCAGCGTTTTGACTACAGCAATTTTAAATCCAATCTATGCTTTTTACTTAGAAGTGTTATTGATGATAATTACTATCTATCACAAAAAACAATATACTCACTTGTATCTTATGTTATAACACAAGTCAGTTATGAGCAACCTAATGATACCTGTGATATATCTGAATGCCCTATCTACAACCTACCAGCTAGCGACAAGTACATTGACAGAGTAGCGAGCTATATCATATCATTAGTTGAAGATATGGTCAGCGATTACAAAAGGATGATAAAATGGAAAGAAAAAGGTTATATATATTTTTTACTAGCAGAGGAAGTTAAGCTAGTAAAAATTGGATTTCAATCAAAGCTCGATAATCAACGTACTAAGTCAGTACATTCACACTGCCCATACGATCTTTTGCATTTAGGAAGTATTCAATGTGTCAGTATTACTTCCGAATCTGAAATACACAGAAAATTTAAGTATTGGCATTACAATAGAGAATGGTTTAATTATGATGATGAACTTTGCAGGCGAATAGATTTTTATTTGAGTAGAGGTTTTTATGATACTGATTTCAATGAACAGAAAAGAACTCAAGATATAAATGTAACGGAGTATTTGTCTTTAATTGCAAATGCAAAACGATTTCCTAGATCAAGTTTATTTGGTTTGATGAATAGCAATAAACTAGATGAACGCATATACGCCTATATATCTTCTTTTCTGCTAACAATAGCAAGAAAACATAAAGACATTAAAATGATTAAACCATTTGCACAATTAAAAGCAGCTTAAAGGAGCAAACAATGCACGACAATAACCACGGCACATGCAGAACATGCAGCCGACTGAAAGAATACGAGCGCGATCAGTTGAGCTACGAGGGATTCTATACGATCTCCGTACCATACAGCTACTGCGATGTTATCGAAATTGAGATAGAGATGCCAGAAACATTTTACTGCGCTAACTATAAGCCATACAAAGGGGGCAAGCATGAGCAAGCGTGATGACATCGACCTAGCACGCTTTGCCGCTGATGCTATGGTGCTGATCCTGTTCTTCGTTGCGCTTACTTGCATAGTAGCATTTGCCTGTATGCTGTACTTCTTCCTTTGGCTCGTGGGAATCGTATGAAGCAAAGAATAGAACGTGTCAGCATATCAGGCAGGGTCGTAGCAATACGAGCACAGGTGCAGGCAGACCGAGGCGCAAAGTACCGTAAGCAGTTTATCATAAACGATGCTATTAACGAGCGTGACGCCATTGCCGCTGCTAAAGAGTATATTGCGACGGTAATAGACAAGTTAAGCAACATGCCAGCGGAGCGGGAGGTAGTTAAGATCGTTGAAGACATAGTAGACAACGTGAAGCGTATGGATGCTCATAACACCAACCTACGTAATACGGTGGGCAAGGATGTGGCTGGAGTGCTGGCACGTTATCCGCTGTCAACTACCGTATTCGGATATGAGAACACCCTGGGCGAGTGGATCAAATAAAAAGAGCCGCCAGATTTTCGTCTGACGACTCACGGAGGGAGCAAGGAGTCACGCACTCACTTACAAGGGGTGCTACAATATGGGGGATATATGAATGATAACCAAGCAGACCCGGACTTCGTTATCCACTTGGTAAGCAAGTTCGATGACGAGCAGCTTGTAGAATGGCACGAACGTGCTGGTATCTACGAATATGAAGCAAACATGGACAGAGAAGCAGCGGAATATAAAGCCGCATGCGATATACTATCACAAATAGCGCACAAATTGCGCTTGAAAGGCAAACGATGAGTAGCGACGCAATTAACATTACCGGCGAGCTGATCCACATAGGTCAGACGCAACAGGTGAAAGACACATTCCAGAAGCGATCTTTCGTAGTTAAGACGCAATCTGAATACCCGCAGGAACTGGAATGCCAGTTTACGCAAGACAAGTGCAAGGAGCTAGACCGCTTCAAGGTAGGCGATACGGTTACAGCGCGCGTCAACTTGCGTGGTCGCGGCTATCAGAAGCGTGAAGGCGGTATGGGCTGGTTTACATCCCTCGATTGCTGGAAGCTGGACAAGCTAAGCGAAGGCGCACCGGCAAGCAAGGCAACGGTTATCGCAGAACCTACCGATGTTCCTTTCTGATTATGAAGAGGGCAGCAAAGGTGGACATAAACCAAAAGGAAATAGTAGCATACCTCCGCAAGATTGGTGCATCAGTCGCTGTCATGAGCGCAGTTGGGCAGGGCTTCCCCGATCTTGTGGTAGGATGGCGCGGACGCAACTACATGATCGAAGTCAAGCAGGCCAAAGGCAAGCTGACGGAAGATCAATATGAGTTTGCAGCGCATTGGAGGGGGCAGTACGGTGTGGCACGTTCAATAGACGATGCCTGCAACATTATCGGAGCAGATTTACCACGACTTAACGTATTAAAGGAGGACTAATGGACGCAATCGACAGGGGTCTAGCAATCAGCTTAGTGCTACTGGTGCTGTATATCGGGCTTGAGATATACCTACATAACAGGAGGGTAGATGACTGAATACCCGAACTGGTTTGACTCGGTAGCACGGGCAAACTTTACCGAGTTCCTGCTGCCAGAAGCAGGCCGCGATAACTACCAAGCATTGCAGATAGGCGCATTTGTAGGCCACGCAAGCGATTGGCTATGCAGATACGTGCTAACGGGCGACAAATCGATCCTACATGACGTGGACACATGGCAGGGCAGCGATGAAGCGGAGCATGAGCTATTCGATTGGGAGGATGTATTCGATACCTACCTTGACCGCATAGGACTTCGTGCATACATGAAAGTGCGATACTTTCGGATGACGTCAGACAAGTTCTTTGAGAGCTACAAAGACATGCTAGACCACAATCAGTTTGACTTTGTATACATCGACGGCGACCATACCGCAGATCAGGTCTGGAAAGACGGAGCAAAGGGCTGGAAGTATCTCAAGCAGGGCGGCATCCTTGCTTTTGATGACTACCAATGGGATGGGGGCAAGGGGCCGCAGTACAATCCAAAGCAGGGGATTGACACGTTCCTAGAAGTACACGACGGCGAATACGAGCTGCTTGCAAAGAACTGGCAAATATGGCTGCGTAAGCTCTAAAGCGTGGATATTCTTTGCAACGAATTACTTTTTATTATGGTGAATATGCCATAATTAGCAATACCTAAAAACATGATAGACAACCAAAACAATACGACCCAGACGCTAAAAGATTTCCATGTTCGAGAGGATGTGGACGGTTATATCATGACCGAGGTAGATCAGTTAGCGTCTGGGTTTCCTATTTATACAATGGACAAATCATGGATCAAGCTCTACCGCAAGATGCAAGATCACTGGGTCTATAAAAACCCAAACTATACCAACATCTGGCTGGCTATTTTATGGGGCACAAACTGGAAGCAATCCAAGGTTTTAGTGCATGGCAAGCTGGTAATAGTTGAGCGTGGTGAAATACTGACAAGCATCAGAACACTAGCACAGCAATCGCACACAAGCGAGAAGAGTGTACGCAACTTCCTAAAGCATGCTAAAGTTGACGGAATGATTTTGCCAAAAAAGGGCACAGTAGCGACACACTTTATCGTATTGAATTATAACGACTTACAGGAACAGCAATCGACAGAGGGGCACACGGAGGGCACAGCAAGGGCACAGCAAGGGCACTATCATAAGAAGTTAAGAAGTAAAGAAGGTAAGAATATAGAACAAATAGATAGTGTGAGTATGCGCTCGCGCGCATTCACGCGCCCAAGTTTACAAGAAATCCTCGGCTACTTCCTGCATCTAGGCAGTACAGCGGATGAGGCAAACAAATTCTATGACCACTACACAGCCAACGGATGGAAGGTTGGTAAAAACGCTATGAAGGATTGGAAAGCAACAGCGAGGAACTGGAACAGGAACAAAGGCAAGTTTGGCAAAGAAGCTGATCCGCAGATTGCGATCCGCACAAAGCCCGCAGGATTGCCGAAGCAGGTGGTCGAATTGTACCAGAAGGAGCTACCGTCTGAAATTGAAATAGAGCGAATGAAAGCTTTGTACCTATCCAAAGTATCAAACAACGAATAAAAACGCGCCTACGGGCCTGCAAAGGGCCAGCAAACAACTATTAAGCATAGCTTAACAACTCAAAAACTTACATCAAGGAGAACAAATTGAAACCAAACACACAAAATCCAGCCGTACTCAACCTAATAGACCAGTTCTGCAAACTGTACAACTGCACATGGGATCAGCTCTGCGCCAAAGATCGCCATGCTTGGGTCGTAGAATGCCGGTATCTCCTCATGTATTACCTACTTACACAGTACAGACTGACTAACTCTTTGATAGCACGGCTATTTAATAAAGACCATACGACAGTCTTACACGGCATACGCCGTATCAAAGATCACATGCAGACAGATGTTAACTTCCGTGAATACGTCGAGCGCATGGAATCGCTGCTGGATGTTAACTTTACGGTCGAAGTGGAAGAAGTGAAAGGATAAATCGTATGAACAACACCAAAATACAAATCGAACACGTAGAAGTATCGAAACTGATACCATACGCTCGCAATAGCCGGACGCACTCTCCAGCGCAAGTAAAGCAGATTGCCGCAAGCATACGCGAGTTTGGATTTATGAATCCTGTGCTGATCGACGCAAGCAACACAATCATTGCAGGCCACGGTCGTGTGATGGCAGCCGAGCATTTGCAGTTGCAATCTGTACCATGCGTAAGGCACGAGCACCTAACAGAAGCGCAGCGGAGGGCTTACGTGATAGCAGATAATAAACTGGCTATGAATGCAGACTGGGATAAAGAGATGCTTAAGGTAGAGCTGGACGATCTCCATATGGAGGGCTTCGATGTTGCTTTGCTAGGATTTAATCCGGATGAGTTAGCTACTTCAATGCACATAGATTACGAGCCAGAATCTTCTGCAAAAGAAATAGATATTGATGAATACGAAATGAAAAACAAATGTCCAAAATGCGGATTTGAATATGACTAAACCAGACTGCGCTTGGCTATTGTCCGATTTGGACAATGTACCTTCTAACGGACTTAAAGTTATGTCGACCTTCGCATGCGGTGGCGGTTCATCAATGGGCTATAAATTAGCTGGATGTGATGTAATAGCGGCAAATGATATAGACCCAGAAATGGCATGGCATTACAAAAAAAATCTAAAGCCAAAACATTATTTTTTATGTCCGATACGAGATTTGCTAACTGTTGAATTGCCAGAAGAATTATACCAATTAGATATATTAGATGGCTCCCCCCCTTGTTCAACATTTAGCATGTCTGGAAGTCGTGAAAAAGCATGGGGCAAGGATAAGCATTTTAGAGAAGGACAAGCCAAGCAAGTGCTGTCTGATTTGTTTTTTGATTATCTGGACCTTGTTGAGCGACTTCAGCCAAAAGTTGCTATTGCCGAAAACGTCAAAGGAATGCTGATCGGCAACGCCAAAGGCTACACAAAAATGATAATGCAGCGATTTAGAGAAATTGGGTACAGGCCTCAAGTGTTCCTTGTCAACTCCGCTGATTGTGGTGTGCCGCAATGCAGGGAGCGTGTTTTCTTTTGTGCTGTTCGCAATGATATTGATGTGCCGGCGCTTAAGTTAACACCGCAGCACAGGTGGATAAGCGTAGCCGAAGCCACAGCGGATTTGCAAGTTTTAAGTGATAGTGAATTAAAAGAAACGGCCCCTGCTCCCAATGATTTAAAGTGCTGGCCAAATACACTGCCAGGGCAAGCATATTCAAAATTTATTCAAAAAACTGAAAACCGTGTTTCTAGCTTTAACAATATAAGGCTTGACTCAAAACGGCCATCTTGCACTCTTCCGGCAACTGATGGAGTTATTACGCATTGGGGTGTTTGCAGGAGATTAACTTTCCGCGAATGGAAGCGCCTTGGTAGTTTCCCAGACGACTATGTGGCTAAAACAGACAGAATAGGTAAATACATGATCGGCATGTCAGTGCCCCCACGAATGACAGAACAGGTCGCAAAAGCAGTAATACAACAATGGTTAGATAATGGGCAGACCTAAGCTAGACATTGACCCCGAGCAAGTACGCAAGCTGGCAGCAATAGGATGTACCAATCTAGAGATAGCCGATATAGTCAAATGCTCGCATGATACGCTGACTGCTCGATTTAAGGCAGAGCTTGACGAAGGGCGCAGCCAAGGTAAAGCAAGCATACGACGCAAGCAATACGAGCTGGCTATGTCTGGGAATCCTGCAATGCTTATCTGGTTAGGTAAACAGCAACTCGGACAATCTGAAAAGATACACCAAACGCAGGGGTTGCAAGAAATCAATGTCGTAATTAGGAAACCAGAATATGGCCAACTTGGAGATAGCCGACCCGCTACCAGCCCAGATCGACTTCTGGAGCAATCCGGCGAGGCATAGGGGATTTGTTGGGGGGATTGGATCAGGTAAGACGCTTGCGGGCTGCGTGGAGGTTCTACGGCAGCCAGCCGGCACGTATGGCACAATCCTAGCACCTACCTACCCCATGCTGCGCGATGCTACCCAGCTTACCTTCTTTGACTTGTTCAGTCAGTACGTCGAAGAACATAACAAGAGCGAAGGGGTCACAAAGCTAGTCAACGGTACTACGATCTTCTGGAGATCAGCGGACAAGCCCGATTCCCTGCGAGGCCCAAATCTAAACTGGTTCTGGTTAGACGAAGCGGATTATATGGACGGGGCTACGTGGGATGTTATGCTAGGCCGTATTCGCCGTGATCCTACCAGATGCTGGATAACCACATCACCGAACGGAGATACCAACTGGGTATATGAGCGCATATACCGCAAGGCCACCGCAGGCAATCCAGACTATTACGTGGTAACAGCCAAGACGCGGGACAATATCCACCTACCGAGCGAGTACGTGCGTAACCTCGAAGAAACCTACACAAGCGAGTTTGCACGGCAGGAACTGGAGGGCGAGTTTATCGGGCCAATGGGGCGCATCATGCGGAAAGAGTGGCTACAATACGCTTTGCTACCAGAAGACGATATTAGCTACGTTATCGGCGTGGACTTGGCGGTAGGCATGAAGTCTAACGCAGACGATCGCGCTATTGTGGTTGTAGGCAAGCGTGGGACGACGTATTACGTCGCTGATGTAGTATTCGGCAAGTGGAGCTTTAACGAGACCAAAGACAAGATAAAGCAGACGGCCTACAACTGGAATGCGGTCAGGGTGTGCGTCGAGAACGTGGCGTATCAAGAGGTAATGGTGCAGCAGCTCCGAGCCGAGACCATGCTCAACATTCAAGGTGTCAATCCACGGGGGCGCAATAAGCTCACACGCTTCCTGCCCATTGCGGGCAAGTACGAGCATGGCTATATTAAACACGTTAATAACGTACCTTTGGAATTTACAGAGCAACTACTTATGTTCGACGGCAAAGATGGGAAGCCTGACGATATGGTCGATGCTCTCATCTACGCAGTAAACGGACACGAATCTAACACTTACGTTTACGAGATATAGTGGCCATAGCCGATTACTTCCAGAAACTCTTTGGTCGTAACAATCAAGCACTACCAAGCCCTAACGGCACGCAAGTCGGAGGGCGAATTGGCTATCCTTCAAAAGCTGGTTACCTTGCCAACGTCGAACATGGATTTAATCGCAACCCAGTCGTAGCGGCCTGCGTTGGTGTTTACGCATCTACGCTTAACGAGCCGCCTTTGGCTGCTATGTACGACGATGGTACGATCAACAGGAACCATCCAGTCAGTCTGCTGTTCCGCAAGCCGAACCCACGTATGGGTCAAGCTGAATTCTGGCAGATTGTGTGGACATACCTAGCTATTGGCGGCAATGCTTACATCGTCAAAGTACGCTCGGCAATGGGCAACATCGTCGAGCTGTACCCTTACTCGGATGCTCACGTTGCGCCGCTGCTTAACGATCTGGGATGGGTCTATGCTTACCGCTACCAGTCAGGTAACATAACGCAGGACTGGCCCTCGGAAGATGTGATTCATATCCAGAATCCAGCATACCGCGATCCGGTCAATATGCACAAGGGCGTAAGCCCTATCAGCGTGGCATGGGATAAGATCAACACATACAACGAGCTGCAAGCTACGATCTATTCGCTCGTGGCTTCAAATGCTGTACCGTCTGGAGTCCTATCAGCGCCGGGCGATATTCCTATTGCTACGGTTGAGTCGCTCAAGGCGCAGCTACGCAAGCGTAAGGATGCAAGTGGGCGTGAGCGTACAGATCCGCTCGTCCTCGGTTCTGGCATGAACTATACGCAGATGGGATTGGACGCGCAGAAGCTGCAAGCTATCGAGACGATACAAGAGCTTGAGACATCAATCTGCGGTGCATTCCGCATCCATCCAGCCGTAGTGCTTACGAGCGCAGGACTGGCCCGCAGTACCTACAATAACCTTGCGAGCGCCTATCAAGAGTTCACGACGCTTACGCGTGTGCCCTTTTGGAATGCTATCGAGGAACAGCTCGAATCTGGATTGGCAAAAGAGTTTCCAAATGTAGAGATGCAGTTTGACCTGTCAGAAGTACAGGCATTGCAACCAGACGTGGATGCTGTTATCTATCCTGTTATTGCAGAGTTTAACGCTAACATCCTGACGCTTAACGAGACCCGCAACAAACTGGGCTTTGAACCGGTCGAAGATGGTGACAAGTTTGCATACGAGATCGTCCCGCAAGAAGGCGGATTCGGTGCGTTTAGCGCAGATGAGCCAGAAGCAAAGCAGCTCAAAGCCCCTTACGATGAGATCGACTTTAGCCCACCGCAGGGTGTGCGCGATGAAGCTGCAAAGGGCCTTGAATGGCGTGAGGAGTATGGACGCGGTGGAACAGAGGTAGGTGTGGCACGCGCTCGCGATCTGTCGAATGGTCGTAACGTATCGCCAGATACGGCACGTCGTATGGCATCCTACTTTGCACGCCATGAAGTAGACAAGCAGGGGGAAGGATGGCAGCCAGATCAGGACGGCTTTCCCAGCGCTGGGCGCATAGCGTGGGCTTTGTGGGGTGGTGATGCTGGTCAGACGTGGGCAAATAAGCTAGTCGGTCAGATGGACAACGAAGACGAGCGCGAAGGTAGAGCATCCGCACCAGTACAGAACGCAGACCCAATCGAAAGCGTTGAAGGCCGCAAGGTAAAGTGGCACGAGCCAGAAGCGGTAAAGTACTGGCAGAAGCAGGAAGACGTTGTTCTAAAGGCGCTTGCACCTACACAGAAAGACGTTGCCGACATAATGAAGCGTGTAGAGCGGGCCGTTATGAAGCAAGTAAAGTCTGATCGTTTTGTTGGCGTCAACAAAATGGTCAAAGCCCCGCAGGATGCGATCAACATCGCAGAGCTAGTTAAGCAATTCATGGTAGCTAACCGCGAAACGCAAGATGTTCTACGCACTCGCATAATCGAGCTAACACTTGAGAGCGTGGGCGGTGATCTAACGCAGGTGCAGAGCTTCACCGACCAAATCCGCGATGAGCAGATTCGCAAGATGACGGAGAGCATGACGGAATCGTTGAAGACTACACGTAAGGATGTGGCAAAGGTACTTGAAGCCAATGCAGGGCAGCCGGTCGATGTAGTCCAGCAGGCACTAACAAAGAAGTTCACAGAGCTTACGACATCCCGCGCAAAGATGATAGCTACGACTACGTGCAAAGCGCAGGCAAGCGTAGTGCAGCGTCAGACCGTCAAGCGTGTTAATCAGCGCGAGACAGACCCAAAGCGTAAGGTGGTGCAAGTCTGGCTATCCCAGCGGGATGCTGATGTACGTGAGACGCACGAAGAGCTGGATGGTAAGTGGATTGACGAAGGCGAAACATTTGATCAGTACGTAGATGGTGCGGGCGAAGGCCCCGGACTGGGTGAGCCAAGCGAGGCGATCAACTGCCGCTGCACACTACGACCTGTTCGCAAATCAAGAATAACGAGCGACGTATAATGAAGTACAAGAACATACCAGTAGAATTCAAAGCCGATGAAGAGGGCAGCGTCGAAGCGTTTGTAAGCGTCTTCGGCAATGTCGATTCATACGGCGATCGTGTTATCTACGGCGCATTTAAGGAAAGCATAGAGGCCAAGCTACCAAAGATGGTATGGCAGCACGATATGCAGCGCCCAATTGGTAAGACGGTTCTAGCAGAAGAGATACCAGCGGGCGATGCACGATTGCCAGAGCGTCTGCGCGATAACGGTGCGCTGTACGTGAAGGGCCTGTTTAATCTCAACACTACCGACGGCAAAGACGCATACGAGCATATCAAGTTTGGCAGCGTCGATGAGTACAGCTTCGGATATGAAGAGGTTGAAACAACGCCGCTGGCAGATGGTACAAAAGAACTCAACAAACTAAACATTATCGAATGGTCACCGGTTACGGTAGGGGCAAACCCAATGACCATGACATCCAATGTAAAAGCTATGACGTTAGAAGAAAAGCTCGATGTAGCGGCTACGCTTATCAAGCAATCAGAAGAGCACGCACTCGCATACGCGGATATGCGTAGTAAAGCGGGCCGTGTGCTCAACTCTCGAATCCGAGGCATGATTCTTTCACTTGCCGATCAACTGAAAGACGTGTCAAAGAATCTGTATCAGCTTCATGCCGAGACAGACCCAATTCCAAAGGCAGACGATAAGGAGATCAAGCGCAAGCAGCTCCTATCGCTTATGCAAACAATCAATACAATGGAGATAATCTAATGACGTGGGAAGAAATCCTCGCAGCTTTGGATGCCGTTCTCGCTGGTACATTTGAAACACCAGAAGCAATGGCAGCCGAAGTAGCAACAATCCGCGAGCAGATCGCGGCGCTTCTAGCAGAAGCATCGACAGAAGAAGCCGAGATGGAAGAAGTATCGGCAGCAGTAGAAGGCGCAGCAAAGGCACAAGCCAAGCTCGCTCGTATCATGACAATCATTCAACAAAAGAAGGCGCTTAACGATATGAAGACAAAGAACGCTTCAGATCTTAACGCACTTAAGACAGCAGCTCCAGTACCTTCTGGCTTTGTTGTTCCAGAAGGCGCAAAGATCACAGGCCAGCACTATCGCGGCAAGGCATTCAAGCAGTTCGGCACAGAAGCAGGAGCAGCAGCATACAAGGCAGGACGCCAGATCGCTGCTTACCTTGGCGATGCTAACTCGGCACAATGGTGTAAGGATAACGGCGTACCAATGCAGAAGACAATGGCAACAACGAGCAACTCGCTCGGCGGTTTGACTGTTGTCGATGAGCTTGACCAAGCTATCCTGTACTATCGTGAAGAACGCGGCGTAGCTCGTGGTATCATGGACGTAGTATCTATGAACAGCGAAACACGCACAGTTAACCGCAACGTAGGCGGCACGACTGTATACGCACTCGGCGAAGGCCAGAGCTACACAGCTTCAGATGTGCAGTTCAGCGGTGTTCAGCTTACAGCTAAGAAGTTCGGTGCTCTCACACAGAACACGATCGAACTCGGCGAAGATTCATATGCAGCAATCGCAGAAGAGATCGCAAAGGATCACGGCTATGCTCACGCTGTACAGGAAGACAAGGTTGCATTCCTTGGCGATGGTACTTCAACGTACAACGGTCTTGTAGGTCTGACCGAATCTTTCAAGAAGCTCGTAACAGATGCAGGCGGCACATGGACAACAGATGCCAACAAGGTATATGCAGCGGGCGTACAGGTAGCAACAGGCGCAACGCTTGCTTCTATCACGCTCTCTGACATCATCAAGACGCAGGCAAAGGTTGCCACATTCCCAGGAATGAACAACCGCTTCTACGTTCCATCGCAAGTATGGTACGGCACAATTGTTCCTCTGATCCAAGCAGTAGGTGGTAACACATCAACGCAGATCGTAGACGGCGTAACACGTCAGTTCTTTAACGGCGCTGAAGTTGTCTTCACAGACGAGCTTTACACGCCGCTGCTTTCAGCAGAAAACAGCCAGTTCGTATTGTTCTATGGCGATGCTGCTCAAGCTGGTTTGTTCGGCGATCGTCGCGGCCTGTCAATCACAAGCTCACAGGAAGTTGGCTTCCTGACAGATACGCAGTACAACAAGTCCACAGCTCGCTACGGCGTAAACTGGTGGAACATTGGTAATGGATCAGCAACAGCTTCAAGCCGCCAGCGCGGCGCACTTGCAGCTCTTGTAACAAAGAACGCTTAAGGAGAACCCCAGAATGAATAACCTACAAAACGTAAAGGTTGTTAACGTAACGCCGCCTGCCGCTATCGTGGACAATGCGTCGTTTGCTACAACTACAATCGACACGCTCGGCTTTAACAAGGTAGCTATCTACTTTCAGCTTGGCGCAACTGACATCGCTATGACAGCTCTTAAGGTGCAGGAGTCTGATGACTCTGGCATGAGCGGAGCTGCTGATATTACGGGTGCTGTATACGGCGCATCAGGTGCTCCGGCACTTCCAACAGCAACAGACGATAACAAGATTTTCGCATTCTTCATTGACCTGAAGGGCCGCAAGCGTTATCTCGATGTTGTTGCTACGGCTGGTGATGGCTCTGCCGGTACATTCGGCGCTTGCATTGCTGAACTCTACAATGGCAATGTAACATCTGACGACGCTACTGAGCGTGGCTTGGCTGCTAACCTCATCGTGTAACAGTGACATGACTACGGGGGCTACGGCCCTCGTGGTGATCTCACAGAAAAGCACATGATAACACTATCCAACGCAGGCGCAAGAGTTGATTTGCAGATACGCAAGGGTGGGGCTTTTGCTCGCACGCTTACCTACAAAGTCAACGGCGCAGTACAGAACATCAGCGGCTATACATTCGCTGCTCAAGTGCGTACGGTATCGGGCACTCTTGCCGCTACGTTTACCTGTGCTATCGTGAGCGCAGCAGCAGGCACATTCAGCATTGCGCTAACCAGCGCAGAGACGGCAGCACTTGTGACCACGACGGAGTACAAGTGGGATTTAGAGGTTACCATTAGCGGCGTTGTTACAGAGCTATTGCGTGGTGATGTTACGGTAGTCGACGAGGTTACTTCTTGAGCATAAGCGTAGTAAATATCAAGCAGGACACGTTAGTTGTTGATGTGAAGCAATCACAGCCAACGGTTAACGTGCAGAGCTACGACCTTACGCTTGACATTGCAAGCGGTGGAATCGTCCCTGCTGCGATTGATACTACGCTGGTAGCATCTACATCGCTTTCCGCTTTGCGATGCATTACAACGGATTCTAGCGGCCTTGCAAAGTACGCTACGCCAGACTCGCTTGCCAATTCCGTAGTAATTGGCATAAGCACAACATCGGCAAGCACAGGCCAGAACATCACGATCAAAACAAGTGGACAGATTACGGACGCTTCGTGGAACTGGACAAAGGGCGCAATCTATCTAGGGGCTAACGGCTCGCTAACGCAGACGGCCCCGACCGGTGGCAGCATCATCGTTCACGTAGCAAAAGCAATCACAGCAACAACACTAATCATCGACATAGACACAATAATTCAAACGGTGTAAACAATGGCAGACAAGTACATAAAAAATAATGGCGGTCAGCTCGCAGAAGTCGAAGCTACCGTAACATCCACAGGCGCAACGGAAGCTGGCAAGATTGTAGCCCTTGACGGCGGCGGTAAGCTGGATAATTCGGTATTGCCTTCTGGGATTGGTGCGACTGTAAAGGTTGCAGCAACTAGCGAGAACCTTAGCGCAGGCGATCTGGTAAACCTATGGAACGATAGCGGCACAGTTAAGGCACGCAAGGCAGATGCTAGCAACGGACGCCGTGCTCACGGCTTTGTAATCGCATCTACGACAAGCCCAGCAAATGCTACCGTGTACCTTGATGGTACAATCACAGGTCTAACTAGCTTGACACCGGGCGCTCCTTATTATTTGAGCGGATCATCTGCGGGCGATATTGTCTCAACTGCCCCTAGCACATCGGGCTATATTTCGCAGGAAGTCGGTATTGCTCTGTCTACGACTGAGCTGAACTTTGAAGAACAAATGCCTATCACGCTTGCCTAATGGCTAATCTACGACCGATAACAACCAGCGGCAATCTGTCGGAGTTCTCAAGCTCTGACAGTTTGGTATTTGGTGCGTCTATTGTGTTAGCAGAACAGGGCAGCAGCCCAAGCACGCCTGCATCTGGACTAGCTTTGTTGTATGTCAAGTCAGACGGCAATCTGTATTTCAAGAACGATGCAGGCACGGAAACACAGCTTAACTAATGGCAGATAAAAGACCCATAACAACACCGGCAGCACTCGCAGAGCTAACGAATAGTGATAGCTTGATTGCGGGTGCATCGGCTGTTCTGTCTGAACAAGGCAGCTCACCATCTACGCCTGCATCTGGTTATGGTATAGTCTATGCAAAGACAGACGGGAAGCTATATTTTAAAAACGATGCAGGAACCGAGACCGACTTGACCGCTACTGGTGGTGGTGGAACGAACCCAGTCATCCGCGAATACACAGCCAACGACACATGGAACAAGCCCACAGCGTCTAACTTCTGGGGTGTGTTGGTTTTGTGCGTAGGTGCTGGTGGCGGCGGGGGTAGTGGTAGAAGAGGCGCGGCGTCAACAAATCGCTATGGTGGTGGAGGGGGTGGCGGTGGTTCGCTGTCATATCGTTTGATAAAATCTGCAACTTTATCTAGTGCTTCATATACTATAACGGTAGGTACAGGCGGCGCTAATGGTGGAGCTATAACCGCCGATGATACAAATGGGGCTAATGGCCAAAATGGTGGATCAAGTTCGTTCGGTTCTCTTGTAATTACAAGCACAAGTTCCGGTGGTTCAGGTGGAAGTTCAACTTCTGGAATCGGTGGATCAGGTGGGAGTGCTTCGCTCTGTACACCAGCTCGCGGCCCTTTTTCATTGAATGGTGCTGCTGGCTCTAGTAGCGGCGTATCAAGTTCTGGGGGTTCCGGCGTTAATGGTTTGGCTGGCAACATTGGCGGCGCTAGTGCGGGCGGTGCGGGGGGAATTAGCAGCGCAAACGTAGAACGTAGCGGTGGAAGTGGCGGAGGTATTTATGACATTGGCGTACTTACCAACGGTCCATCAGGTGGAACAACAACAGGGACACGTAGCGGCAACAATGGTAGCGACGTGGCAAATAACATACTTTTCGATATTGATACTACAACAACTGCGGCGATGGGAACAGCGGGTTCAAGTGGTGCATCTGGTAACACTGCGGGCACTATTGCAGGCGGTGACGGTGGCAACGGCGGGCGCGGTGCCGGAGGCGGTGGCGGTGGTGCAAGCACTAACGGCGCTAACTCTGGCGCTGGTGGTAACGGCGGCGATGGTCTTGTTTTTGTAGTCGAGTATTACGGAGCATAAACGATGGAACCTAAACGATACGCAATGGTCAAAGATAACGTAGTCTATAATACGTGCCTGTGGAACGGCTCGCTTGAAACATGGCAGCCGCCAGATGACGGAACGATTATGATAGCTAACGACTGGGCGGGCATTGGCGACTGGTGGGAAGAAAGCGAAGGCCGTTTCTATCGTGCCATCCCTAATAACGAGGACGTAGCGCAGGAGCAGCAGCCATGACCGTTGAGACTATGTTCGGCATCATCATGAGCACCATGCTAGCCATCATCGGCTTCTGGGTAAAGTCGCTTGTAAATGAATTTAGAGAAACACGTGACAACGTGATTGCTATGCACGAGGTCATGAGCAATCTAACGGGTGAAATCATCGCTCTTAAGAAATCAGACGAGCTAATAACGCAGCGCATCATGGACATCATCGAACGTCTTGTACGTTTAGAAGAGCGCACAGGTCACACAGAACCAAAACCACGTAAGGCGTACAAGCGTGCTGTCAGATGATCCGATCATATCAAAGGTTGTGCAGCGTTACAAGTTCTGGCCTAAACGTCAGGATTACGTACCGCCAATCGAGCGCGTGCCGCTAGCAGACGAATTGCAGCCGCATGTTCCACGTGAAACAAAGAAGCTAAATCTACTGCATTACGTCAGAATGATACCACACTTTTACACAATTATAAAAGGCGTTGCGATGAGCAACTGGAAAACCACAGTAACCGGCGTTGTTAAGCTGGTATTTTTTGCGCTTGGCGCATTTGGCATTAGCGCAGGTAATGTTACGGAAGGGCTTGTATTAGCCGCTTGCTATGCGCTTGTCGATGTTGTTCAGGCATACTTTACGGCAGATGCAAATAAGGGAGCAAAGTAATGATTGATTTCAGCAAGATCAAGAACAAGGCAATCGTGACCATTAACCACGGTGCAAAAGACATCGACGTTGAAGTTGTTAGCGACACTCCAAGCGCATGTGTAGTCAAGCTGCATGACGGTTCGATTATGACTGTCGGCAAGATGCACGTTAAGGCAATTAAGCCAGAGACCCCAGTACCATCTGCAATCAAGGAATAAGCAATGCCTCTCGTATCGCGTGCTATAATTAAGCAGGACTGGCTAAACATCGCAGCAATCGACACCAGCCGAGACGCTCTCATTGATCGTCTTATTGGCTATGTTGATAATGAGATTAAAGACATCTGCAACCAGCCAATCATTCAGGAAAGCGTAACAGCTTACTACGAAGGCACGCGCGATACGTTGCTATTAACAGGTTATACCGTGCCGGTGACGTTGACTACGCTTAAATATAGAGACAGCTACGGAGATACATTTGCTTCCGTCACCGGCACTACTAATCTTGTGGACATACGCGGCGTTAAGTACCTGTACCTTGAAGATGGTTTCATCAACAAGCAGTACGAAGCAGTCATGAGCGTTGGCTATACCAGCATCCCTAGCGTGATTGAAATATGCGCTGCGGAGATGGTGACGGAGCTGTATATGGAGACGCCATTCGCACCACAGGCAAACCGATTCGGTGTGACTGCTATCACGGAAAGCGAAGCTGGTATGTCGATCTCAAAGACCTTGCAGGCAATGCGTAACCGCGTTAAGCCACGACTCGCACCATACACTCGCGTAACAATATGAGCGACATCTCACAAAGATTAGCACGGCTTGAGCGTGGTATATTGGCAGCTATAAAAGACACTGCCGAAAGCATACCGCAAGAGCTGACTATCTATGTAGGTGATTATCTGCAAGGCCCGCAAATGAAGACGGGTATGGTGACTGCAAAGTCAGGCAATAGATACTTTAAGCCACTGAATCGTACTGATAGATTACGCACTCTATATGGCAACATACAGCGAGCAATTACTCCAGATGAAAAAGGCAACATCAGTAAAGTCGAATTACGTAATGGCAAGTTTGATATAGAGTTTGGTTACGACCCACAAACTATGGTTAAATCGGGCACACGCAACCAGTCGCTTATGTATGCTGTTTACAATGAGATGGGAACCGCTAGGGCAAAGGCAAGGCCATTTTTAAGGCCCGGCTTTTTGGACTATATGCGCGATGCCAACGGATTCAAGGCATTGATACGCGAGCTTGAAACTACGATTGTAGATGAGTTTATGCAGGAGTTCGGATAATGGCTAGCAATTCGATGCAGTACATTGTGGACACAATCATTGATGCTCTGAACAGCGACGGCAATCTTACGCCACGTCGTATTTGGAGGCCAGATGCATATGAGTCAAATACTACTATCTGCTATCCATACATCAGCCAGATGCAGTACGATACGGATGCAGAGACGGGCTTGAGTCTGGGGCTTGGGCGTGCATTGGTTGAGATTATGTGCAATGCCATGATAGAAGCAGACCCTAGCGAGCTGGGCATTGCTAACGAGCGGGCGGGCGATATTGCGAGCCGTATCAAGTATGCTTTGGAACAGTACGATCTGGACTCACTAGGCAGCAACAACGACGGCAAATTCTATACCGCTATCACATCAATGCACGTTGACGGCAACGTAGGCAACTTTAACACGGGCAGCAATAAGATACAGATGGGCGTTGCTGCTACTGTAACATTTGTTATACAACCAGTCTAGGACACATGGACACACAGGACACACAACTAGATACTTTTCCTGTCAGCTTTTGCGTTATCGCATCGCATGACGATATGCACAAGAGTATGCAGGGAATGCTTCGCTCACTACCAAAGAATGCCGAAGTTTGCATCCTGCTAAATAAGCAAGGGCGCGAGCATCAGGTTACTGATATTGTAGAGCATACCGACGAGAACCACACGATCCGTTCGCGCGAGTGGACGTATGAGAAGGGTAAGTTTAGCTTTGCACAAGCTCGCAATCTATGCGGTCAAATGGCAACGAAGGAATGGATATTCTGGATGGACTGCGACGAGTACCTTTGCGAGCAACAGCACGAAGGCATAGCAGAGGCAACGCTACGACATGGCGGCGGCGTAGGTGGATTTATGGCAGGGCAAGCGTCGCTGTCATGCTATAAGAAGCTGATCGGCGAAGCATCGGAAAACGAATACTTTAACATCGGGCAATTGCGGATGTATCGCAACAAACCAGAGTTTTACTGGGAAGGTTACGCACATGAGCAGATTGCACACACTATCCGCGGTGCTGGTTACAGCATCATAGATACAACTATCACGATCGCACATAATGGTTACAGCGGCGATCCTGAAACGCTCAAGAAGAAGCTCATACGCAACACCACTTTGATCGGCAGATGGTTAGCAGAGCATACCGAAGAGCATGGACTGCATACATTCTATCGCGACACATACGTTCGCGATTTAACAGCACTAATTAAAATGGAGAAATGAAATGGCACTATCTGGATATGTAATCAATGGTGGTCGTAAGGCAGAGTTCTTTACGGTTACTGTTGGTACAACACAGACAACCTTCGCATCGACTACTCCTGTCTATACGTGTAATTCACAGATCACGTCAGACGGCGCAAACGATGACAACGGTATTCGCACATGGACGCTCGACCAAGTACAGGCAGACTCGCTTTATTGGTCATTTGTCCAGACATACGCACCTGCTTCTACATCATCAGCTACAACTGAAGAGCTGACGATGGAAGACGGCGAAATTATCAGCGGCGCATCTGCTGGCAGCACGACTCTTGCTATGCTTGTACGTGGAGCTACTATATCAGGTGGTACAAACGATGGGAACCGCCTCGCATGGGCTGGTCTTGTTAAGGTTGCAAAGTCATCTGGCTCTGTAAACTTTGCCGGTACAGCTTATGTTAAGCCAACGCTTACGGCTATTGCAACAAGCATCACAACTGACTTGCTCGTACCTTCTGCTGTTCTTACGTCGTACACATCAACAACGGCAACATCAGTAACGGTCGCAGCAGCATCTTATCCATACGGCAAGATGCTTGTAAACCTTGCGTAATTAAGCGTAGCAATACGCATACTGGGGGCTGGTGCTGGCGATCTGTGTCCCGTCAGTTACTGGCCCCCTATTTATAAGGACACACAATGAAATTAAACGGCATAGAAATAGACCATCTACCGGTCACGCTACGCAATCAGCAGATTTGCAAGGACTGGTATCAAAGAATTAGCAATCACATACAGCAACGAAGCGTTGAGTATATGCTCCGCACGATTGCGCGATTGCGGCACGGTAGCGAAGAGTTAGCCGAGCTAATCGACGAAGTGGGCATGGTCAACAATGTAACGCTTCAGGCGCGAATTACGGGGCTAATAGAGGCACATAAGGCGCAGCACGACTACGAGAATGAGCAGCGCAAAGAGGCAAAGCAGCCAGAGCTGGAATACGAGCCGATGACGCAGGAGGCAGCGAAGGCCATAGCAGAGCAGGAACTTAAGGATTCGCTGGTTGTGCTGCTGAAAGATAGCCCCGAAATAGGGCGGCAGATGTACTTTAACCTAGATGCTTTCCCGCAGACGATGGAGTCTATGCTATTGGGCATTGACTGCATACGTGCTACGGTCGATTATAGCAAGCTAACAGAGCAGGAATCGGACGCTATCAAGAGCGCAAATGATAGTGAATTCTGGCAGGACGTGACGGCCTCGGAGGTGGCTCAATACGTTGACCGATTTCGCAGCTCACACAAGCAATGAGTTATACCAAGTTTGGCGGGTGACTATGTGGAAAATTCACGATGTGAAGCTGCTAGACAAGTACGGTTTCTCGCAAGACCATCCTAACTTTACAATGGACATAGACGATAACTACACCGACACGTTACCAAAGACCGCATCATCTATGGCAATGGCTCTGCAATACGCTCAAGAATGGGGATTGAGTTACTACCAAGTAATGGATATGGCGTATGCGGAATTCTACAAGCTGGTAAATATCCAAAAAGCAATTAACTATAAGAAGCCGTGGTGGACTGGGGACATGGGCGAACAGGCATACATGTACGAGAAAGCCAGCGGCAAGCGATTAAACAAACCTCGAAGGACACACAATGAATTTTGAACCTATCCCGCTATCAGTAGCGAACGCGAAGCTCTTGCAAGAATGGCAAGGCAAGATCAGCACGTATATCGAAGAGCACAGCAAAGACCGCATCATGGCAAGCGTATCGAAGATGTACGCAGAAGATGCAGAGTTCGCTGCGCTTGTTGATAAAGCAATCTTAAACGGCGGAACTTTTACCGAGCTTGACCTGACCGAATGGGCAAAGACGAACATGGTCAAAGCAGCCGCATTGCATCGCCAAATGCAGGAACTTCCGCACACAATGAGCGCGCTCATGCTCGGTATTGACTGCATCAAAGCGACGGCAGACAAGAGCAAGCTATCAGAACAGGACGCAAAAGATTTTGAGACCGAAGGATTCTGGCATCACGTAACAATGGCGGATGTGCAGAAGTATTGCAGCACCCTACTTGAAATGAAGTAATGGCAGAAAAAGCTACCGTTAGTATTGGCCTAGATTTAACGTCACTCAAGAAGACGCTTGCAGATGCGCTTGGCATGATCAACAAGCTAGGCAATGCCAAGCCAAGCGTAAAAGTTAACGTCAACGATAGCGAAGTTGACAGCGCAGATAAGAAGATTGACGGCTTATCTAGGACTGAAACTGTAAAGGTAGATGTAGACACCAAAGGCGCGGAAGCTAGTGCCGGTGGATTCTCTAAAAAGCTAGGTGGTCTCGGTGCTATTGCAGGCGGTGCTCTTGGTGGCGCTGCCTCGCAGGCATTGTCTGGTATTGTAGGTGGCCTTAAAGAAGGCGCACTTGCAGCCGATGAGTTTCAGGATTCGCTAGAGGTAGCGTTTAAGGCGCAAGGCATAGCAGACGTAGACGCTGAAATAGAAAAGGTGTCGAAGTCATCTCTTGAGCTTGCCAATAATTTAGGGCAGCCGGTAGCACGAACACGCGAGCTTGCTGTATCGGTAGCATCATTGGGCGGCTTTACAGGTGAGAGCGCACAGGATTTGACAAAGCTCGCCGCTGGACTTGAGACGTTCACCAACGGAGCGGTTAAGGGCGAAGCAGTAGCAAAAGCATTTGCGCGGGGCATCAACGATCCCGAAGGCGCGGCTGCTATTGAGAACTTGAGCAAGAAATATCCGCAGCTTGCGGAGGTGTTGAAGTCCAATATCTCGCCCGCCGAAAAGTTGAAGGCAGCCAATGAGCAGCTTGGTGAATCATTCAAGACGGTAGCGGAGCAGCAGGGCGATGTAGGCGGTATTCTCAACAAGCTGCAAAACCAGCTTGGGGAAGTATTCGAGAAGATCGGCTCGCAGTTACTGGAAGCGCTGATACCATTGGCGCAAACGCTGCTGCCTGTGTTGGAATCGCTGCTGCCGGTATTGCAGGGTATCTTGACTCCGCTTGCACCTATTCTGCAACAGATTGGCGGAGCTATTAGCACGCTTGTATCTTCGTTGTCTGGGCCGTTGCTATCTCTTATATCGGCCGTTCTCGAACCGTTGCTCGGATTGATACAGCAGCTAGTACCGGTGATATTGCAAGTAGTCAACACGGCAATGCAGCCGCTCACGCAAATCATCAACATTTTAGCTGACACTTTCCGTCAGTTATTTCCTGCATTGCAGCCAATCTTTGACGTGATATTGGCGTTGCTTCCTACTATCGGGCAGTTAGTCGGTCAAATTGCAACGGCACTCGTGCCTGTTATTGGCGTTCTTGCAAAGCTGTTTATCTCATTAGTCAAGCTCATTACCGAAAATAAGGTAGTAATGGGTGCGCTTAATCTTGTTTTGAGCGCGGCGATCGGGATAATACAGGGTGTTGCTAACGTACTCCAGTTCTTTGCGGGTGTTGCTACGTCGTTAATTACGATCATTGATGAAGTCGTTAAGTACATTACACGGCTCATAAATGCAATAGCATCATTCGATTTGAACACTATCAAAAATGCCTTGCTAGGCATTGACGATACCAGCGCAAAGACTACGCAATCACTAAAAAAGCAGACGGAAGAAACCAAGAACGTAGCTTCCGCAACAAACAACCTTGCAGAAAGCAATAAGAAGGCAGCAAAGACTACACCCGTAGACCCAGAGAAAGCAAAGGCAGCAGCCGAAGCACTACGCAAAGCCAAGGAAGAGCTAGCAGGATTGACCGCAGAGCAGGCAAAAGCGCGGGAACTGGCAGCAACGGACACAATAGCAAGCGATGAAGATCAAGCAAAGAAGCGTATTGAGATTGAACAGAAGTACGCGATAGCAGCTATCGAAGAACAGCGCAAACAGCTAAAGAGTACAGGCGAACTTCGCACCGCAGAAGAGGCGGTAATCAACAAGCGTATTGAGATATTGCGCGAAGAGAATGGTCGTAAGATTGCCGAGATAGAAGCAAAGGCCAGAGCGCAGCAGTTAAAGTCAGAAGAGGAACAGCAAAAGAAGCTGGACGATATTACAGCCAAGTTTGCAGCGCAGCGTGTGGAGCGATTGAAGGCGCAGCTCGCAGCAGGCAATGCAGGCGTAGCTAATGAGCTGCTATCAGCGCAGCGTGCCGTTATTGAGGGCAGTTTGAGCGAAGGCATTGACGCCATTATAGAGCAGACGCCAGCGTACAAGGAGGCGATCGAAAAGCTAGCACAGCAGTTGCAGCTTGGCTTGATTGATCCCGCTACGTTCAAGGCAAGTGCAGCGGAGGCACGCCAGCGTATCTTCCAAGAGCTGCAATCGTTGCCAAGCGATACGTCTAATGTCTACGCTTTGCAGATTCGCGCGGCATACCAGCAGAGCGCGGATGAAATTGCGAAGGGTACGGCGGACATCGTAGCGCAGATAAGGCAGCAACAGGTCAAGCAGGCAGGCGAAATATTTGCCGACTCATTGCGTGGAATTGGTGAAGCTCTGCGCTCGGTAGATTTTGCGACTATCTACGGGGAAGCTGCGGACAAAGCAGCGGCGTTGAATGAAGAGCAAGAAAAGCTGATTGAGAACTTGCAAGATGGTACGGCGACCTACCAGGAATCGGTAGACCAGCTCGCTAACTTGCAATCACAACAGGAACAGACCGCGAGCGCGACTGCTACGGCTATCTCGCAAGCATTCCAAGCTATCGCAGATCAGCAGGCACAGGCAGCACAGGACGGTATTAATACGGTTAACGCTGCACTAGAACGTAGAAAAGAGATAGCAAAACAAGAGATTGACCTTGAAAAACTAAAGGCGGCAGAAGTTAAGGCGCTTCAAGATCAGGGTATCAAGGACAAGGAAGTTTACGAAGCGGCGCTTAAGGCGATTGAGGAAAAGTACGCACAGGATCGCGCCAATCTCAAGAAAGAAGATGAGAAACTAGCCAAAGAATCCGCAGAAGTACAGGACGCGGCACTCAATCAAATTGCCGTATCTGCGGGCGCTGCTTTTGCGTCGCTTGTAGCAGGCGGTGAAAGCGCAGGAGAGGCACTCAAGAAAGTAGTCGGCTCTACTGTCAGCGCATTGCTTGACCTGTACACGCCATCGATTGTTGCCTTGTTTAGCTCGGTTATCCCGCCTCCATTCGGACAGATCGCGGGCTTGGCAGCCGTGCAAGCGTTAAAAGCATTATTGCAATCTGCATTGTCTGGCTTTGAAGAGGGTGGTTACACGGGCAATGGCGGTACAAAGCAAGTGGCAGGCGTAGTACACGGACAAGAGTTCGTGATGACCGCCGAAACCACACGCAAGAACAGGGCGCTGCTTGAGCACCTGCACAGCGGCAAATCGCTTGAGTCTTTCCCTGCTTTGCAGAAGATGCTAGCGGATAACCAGATCAGCACGATACCAGTAACAGAGTTGCAGCTTATGCGCTCGGAGTTATCGGCTATTCGGCAGCGTCTGGACTCAATGCCGAACGGCATACAAGGCAACATGGGCGTTGATGTGCAAGTAGGCATGGACACGTATCTTTACGAGCGCGACCGCTCACGAATGATTGCAAGAAAGTTGAGAGGATAATATGCCAGCAAAGAGTAACTGGACAATAACGCTGTATGGCAGCAATACAGATACAGCGACAACTACAACCGATGCGACGTATGGCGGCGCAATGATGCTTATATCAGCATTGACAACAGCAACAAGCAAAAGCGTTTACATACTTGCTCCGCAGTTTGACTATGTGTTTAACACAGGTACGCTGGAGGATGTTAGCGGCACGGTCATAGGATTTACGACGCGTCGTATACAGTTCCAAATTGAGACCTATCCGTTTAGTTACGATGCAACAGCAGTAACTTTAGAACAGGATATGGAGGATATGATTGCTCTGCTCAACATCATCCGCGATTTCAAGTACCTATACCTTCGCGTTGATGGTGGTTCGCGCGCTTATCCAGCGGCAACGTATGTATACCCTGTAACCCTAACTTCTAATAACACAGCAATCAATAAGCAGTTTGGTAACCGCACACTAACGCTCACCTTTGAGCATAGGAAGCGCAGCTAATGGCACATTATCGCATTGCTCGTACTATGCCGAACGGATGGCAAGTACGGCTGGACATGATAACTTATGATGGCGCATTTGGTGACACTATCGTACCGTTGCCAGAAGTAGTGCTGCTTGAGATGGGCGAGTTGACCGCAGAGTTTGATTCGCTTCCGTATGGTCTAATGAATCCCGCTACGTTTTCGTTTCGTCTTATTTGGGATCAGCTACCAAGTGGGGCTGGTTCTATACAGGAATATATTGAACAAGGTTACGACGAGACAAGCCCCGGAATATACACTCGTAATACGTGGTATCTCTACACAGACCGCGGCACTAGCGGCGCAACGTGGACGCTTGAGTTTGCAGGATGCGAAGACAACGTAGAAGCATTGGAATTGCAGCCGCTAGATAACGGCATGTTCTCTTACAATGTGGAACTAGTTGATATTGTTTACTACTGGCTAAAAACAAAGAGCGGCTATGACATATTCAACGGCATAGGAACTCTTGTAGATTCCGACCGTTCAGCATTTCAAGTGCGCTTTGCTACGGGTAGTTTAATCAATAAGCAACAAGTACAAGAGTTCTGGAGCATCAACGCAAGCGCAAAGTTTATTAACATTTACGATGTGCTCGATGCTTATGCAGATAGTGGAGGCGCATGGAATACGGCGCTATCTCATTCGGTTATTAGTGGCAACTTTGATTATGGAAACAATCTACGCAAGGTGCTAACACATGCCGTCGATTGGTTTCCCCCTGCTAACCTAACTTCACTACCACGTAATGCAGGCAGTACGGCGCTAACTAACCAAGAGCTATGGGTAGTGGCTACCATTACACCAAACGGACAGACCACGCCAATAGGAGGCATGCTAGTACAGCAGGATAAGTACGGCATAGCAAATGCAAACGTATCGGCTTACGACGTCCTGCGTGAACTTTGTGAGCAATCAGGCATTCGTGTGGGATATCGCTTCGAGGTAAGCGGCAGCGGCGCAACTACGGCAATACGAGCAATCTTTGACGTTAAGCGTATTACAGAAGGCCGCGATCATGCGAGCAATGTAGATGCAACGCTGTCGTTGTCTAGCGCTCTTACATACTCAAGCATAACCAAGCGTGGCGATAACATCCTCAAGGCAGAGGTGCGTTTTGAGACAGATAGTGACCGTGACGCTACTGATATAGTCAAGGTGCAGCGAGGGGCTAGGGCATCGCGAAGCATGAACATTGAGCCGATAATTCATAACATGCCGGTGCATATACAGGATAATAACCCAGACGATACATGGCCTCAATTCAAAGCACCTATAAAGCAGACCAATCAGTTGTATGTTCGCGGATCGTATTACAGCGTATCGCCAAATAACTTTATTAAGGTACACGAAAAGACGCGAATCAATTACAGTTCATCGCAATACGTTGAAGTAGACCCCGATGGACTCAAGAACCCAGTCAAGGCGACTGATTTTCGCACCAATTCGGCAACGCAGGCGACCTACTTCTTGCAAATCAACGACTGCCAAGTTAACGGGTGTATCACTGCTGCTTTATGCAACCTACTTTTAACAGTATTCAGCAACGAGAACAACGCTATTGTAGAGGTTGAATGGCCTTTGAGCATCAGCAGCAAGGTGATGACGGATTACATAGCTGGAAAATTCGAGCTGACTGACGAAGCGGCCTTGAAATTCGGCAATATCTCATGGGACAAAGCTATGCCGGTCTCAATATCCGTTGACTTGGTAGGCGCAAAAGCTACGCACAGATATTATATGGTGAGTGCATAATGCCAATCAACGACCCAATTAAGAACCGCAAGGTAGCACCGGCATCGCTAGCGTTTGAGCGTGACCAAATGCGGAATGGTGCGATCTTTCAAGTAGGCACAACACCTACATCAGTAACCTACCAAGAGACAGTCAACATACGATACGGTGATATAAACCAGCTTTATATCACTAACCAGTATATCCAGACGGACAACGACAAGATCATGAAGGCAATGCAGGAATCTGAGCATAGATCAAAGCATTGGGTCAGCGATTACAAGCGTTCGTTCCAATGGGATATACAGCAGAACCAAGCATATGCGGTCAACGCTTGGCAGATACTAGCTTTTAACAAAGAAGTGCTGCGCGCTATTGGCTGCTCAAATGGTGGCGTTGTAGCTGACGGCTCTGCCTACTGGCAATACCGATGCCCAGAGGATGCAACTGGTATCTACTGGGTCTATTCTCACATTAACTTTCAGTATGCTAGTAACGCAAACGTGACTAGCTCAAAATTGGGGCTATTTTTGAACGGTTCGTTGTATCGTCTTTTGGACAACGTGGACAATAACATGATGGGCGCAAACAAGATTATCGATACTCGTATGAGTGGTGGCGCTCACATACCGATGAGGGCTGGCGATGTGCTTACGATACGCTTCTACGCTAAAGATAGCTTGGCTGGTATTGACGTTGCCCTATATCCTACGTCTGTTTAGGCTATGT